AGCCCCGAAGCACGAAATGCCATCACAATCGAAAACGAAGAAATGTCGTGGGGACTCGACTCAACCCTCGAACTGGCTGGACATCTGGGTCTAGTACTGGACATTCATCATCATTGGATCAAGACAGGTGAATACATACAACCCAATGATGATCGTATCAAGCGTGTTATTGACAGTTGGTGTGGTGTGCGCCCTGCTATGCATTTTAGCGTCTCACGCGAAGATGGCGTCATTGAGTGCAATACAACCGAACGACATGACCTACAGCGATTGATGGAAAGTGGGTACAATAAACAGAAACTACGCGCCCATAGCGACTATTTCTACAATGATGCTATGAATCGTTGGGCATACGAACACTGGCAGTGGGCTGATATCATGTGCGAGAGCAAAGCAAAAAATCTCGCAAGCGTGAGACTTTTTGATACATACAAGAACTATGTTTGATAAACTAAAAAGTCTTTTCAAAAAGCCAGAAGTTCCTAAAACTGAAGCTAAACCTAAAAAGGCTCAGAAGAAGGAAAAGGAACTAACTCCTAAAGAATTGGCTACACAAAATGGAGAACCATATGTTGCAATTCTCAAGGTTGAATTAGATCCTGCGAATATAAACAATGGTAGTTTTGAATTAGATTGGAACGACAAGTTTGTTGTAAACCTTGTCAAGCAAGGTTATAAAATTAGACCCGATGACACAGACAACGAGATAGTTGACCGTTGGTTCCAAACTGTGTGCCGTAACGTAGCACTAGAAGTTTACGAGCAAGAAATGGCTGATCCAGAAAAACGCCGTGATGACATTCGTGTTGTACGTCAACGCGATTTGGGTAATGGTCGTACCGAAGTTAGTTGATAATATAAAAGTATCGTGGCTAAAACCACTAAGAAAAAATATACCATTGAACATCTTGGTAAGGTTTTGTACACCGACCATTATCATGACCTGCCTGTTGAAAAGTGTATTGAACTAAAACAACAGTATTATACTAAACCCGACTACAACCTTGTAAAAGAAAATTTAAAAAACGTAAAGCGCGGTGGTACTGCTATCGGTGATATAGCCAACTATTACTATAAAGATTTGATGGCAAAAGTAAAACTTGAAACCCCTCGCTGGAGCATAGAAGAGGTATTTGAGTCAAATGATCTGATAAGATATTTTTATAGCCGTACATTAGCCAGTGAAAAAGTGTATCCAAAAACAAATACTGATATACAAAATTTAGAGACAGCTTTAAGAATTTCTGGCGGGGGCGTTGCTATGAAACCGAGCAACTTTCCAATGCAAACTGCCGACCACATATTAAAATATTACAATGTGAATAACAAGTATTATGATTTTAGTTGTGGTTGGGGTGTAAGATTACTAAGCGCAATGAAAAATAAAGTAGAATATTATGGGACAGACCCTAATAACTTGTTAGTTGACAGATTATTTCAAATGGCAAAGGATTATGATACAGTCAACCTAACAGATAGCAAATACGACATACGATGCCAAGGTAGTGAGGTGTATGTGCCTGAATGGGAGAACACTATTGGATTGGCTTTTAGTAGTCCTCCATATTTTAGTCTTGAAGATTATAGGGTAGGTAATCAATCATATAAACCTGGTACTACATACCAGCAATGGTTAGATAATTATCTTAAGCCCACATTGGTAAATATCAACAAATATCTAATTGCTGAAGGTAAATTGCTAATAAACATAAAGAATTTTTCAAATTATAAACTGTACGAGGATACTTTAACGTTGGCAAAAAGTTTGGGCTATCATCATATACAGACCACTGACCTTAAGAATAGGGTACGACCTAGTGCCAAATCAAATCTAAATACAGACGAAAGCATAATGGTACTGTCCAAAAACAAAGTCGAACCCGCCGGTATCATGTTGTTTAATTTTGGGTAATGGTCGTACCGAAGTTAGTTGACATTTATAACTCCTTAAGTTATATTGCTGTAATGATACAAATTGACTTACATAAGCCTGACTTTTATTTTGATTGTAAAGACCTAACAGCATATAGGCAAATATATGCAATTTGTAGAAAGCATGGCATAAAGAAAAACTTTGTATATGCTATAGTCTACAGGGCAAGTGCCATTGATTATCTTTTTTTGAAGGTAGGCATGAGTTATCCATGTCTAGGTAAAAAAAGAAAGGGATCAGTAGGCGAAAGATTAGTTCGACAACTAGCTTGGTTTCCTGGTTGGAGTACAAAGCCTGGTACTAGCAACGGTAACGATTTATGGTTCAAAGTGAAACCATCTATAGATGATGGATTACTACCTAATCTTACAAAAAACGATCTTACAGTTTTAGTTTGGGACGTTGCTAAAAGAACATGGGGTAATAAAGCGATCAAGGATATTTTATCTTTGAATAAATGGGACTCTGATGCACCTACTAAGTGGGCTGAAGGTGAGCTGAGTAATCAGCATGCCAAAGAGTACGGATGGAGACCTCCGTTCAATGACATTGATCCTGCAAACAATAAGGTTTATAAAGGTTATCTTTCCCCGGATGCGTTCCAAAAATGTTTCCAAATTAGTTGATTTTCGCAATCACTTAGTATAATATACGTATATTATTCTAGTAAATAGGTGTGCTTGTGAAATACGCTCTCATTGATACTGCAAACACGTTCTTTCGTGCCCGACATATCGCAAGTCGTAACAGCGATACATGGGAGAAGATCGGCATGGCACTGCACCTCACACTCAGTAGTGTCAATCAAGTTGTACGTAAGTATGGCATCGATCACGTTGTGTTCTGTCTTGAAGGTCGTAGTTGGCGCAAAGATGTGTACCCGCAGTATAAGGCACATCGTAAAGTTGCCGAGCAAGCGTTGACTGAAAGTGAAGCAGAAGAAAATAAGATGTTTTGGGAAACGTATGATATGTTCACTACGTTCCTACGTGAGAAAACAAACGTCAGTGTGTTACGACATGAACGGGCTGAGGCAGATGACCTTATCGCAAGATTCATACATTTGCATCCCAACGACGAACATTATATCATCAGTAGTGACACTGACTATGTTCAATTGATCGCACCTAATGTCAAGCAGTATAACGGTGTTGCGAATCAATTGATTACCCTTGAAGGTTATTTTGATGACAAGGGTAAACCTATCAAAGACAAAAAGACTAAAGAACCTAAACTGTTGGGTGACCCACAGTTCCATCTCTTTGAGAAGATTATGCGCGGTGACGCTGGCGATAACGTGTTTAGCGCATATCCTGGTGTTCGCACTAAGGGTAGTAAGAACAAGGTTGGCTTGATTGAGGCTTATGCTGATCGTACAAAGCAGGGCTTCAATTGGAACAACATGATGCTACAGCGTTGGGCTGATCCTGACGGTGTTGAATATCGTGTCAAAGATTTGTATGAGCGCAACAAGTTGCTTATCGATCTGACTGCACAACCTGATGACATCAAGGATCTTGTTGACGTTGCTATCACTAAGGGTGTGCGTATCAAGACTACGCCACAAGTTGGTATACATTTCATGAAGTTTTGCGGCAAGTATGAACTCAACAAGGTTAGTGAGCAGGCTGAGACTTATGCTAAGTGGTTGAACAATCCATACAAGGGAGAGTTGCTTGAACTTGTCACAGCCGAGTGAAAAAGTTTTAGAAATAAAACAAAGTGACAAAGGATTCAAATTTACTAGTGGATTAGTAGAATATCCGCGCGCCGCCATTAGTGTTTCAAATGATTGTCCGGCCCGAGTAAGATTAGAGTTGCAACAATACGTAAGCAATGGTTGGATCACACCAGTTGCTTATGTGCGTGAAAGTGAATATGTTTGGGAAAAACTCAAGGAGTAATTATGACAGAACTTATTGCTAAACCAATCATCAAAGACCAATATTGGGTCATTACTGATGGCGAAAAGAAAGTGGGAAATGTTCTTGCTAATAATGCAGGATATGAACTAATCCTTAACGGCAGCACATTACAATTTAATAATACCAAAGACATTCAAAAGAAAACTAAAATTAATTTTCAACCTATGAAGTCTAATAAGACTAAGGTTGAGATGCCTTATCCTGAATATCCTACTACTACCAAGACTTATAATAACATTTTCGATGTTAAGCGTAAGTTGCATATCTTTACTAAAACCAAGAAAAGCAAATGCTATCACGTAGCAGGTTGGTTCGTAATCAACCAAAATGGGCAGAATCAGGCACTTTTCTGTCCTAAATACATCTTTATTCAGCGATATGAGTATGTCGGCCCATTTAAAACTGAAAGTGAGGCCAATAACTATATAAATAGTTAACATGGTCCATATCAAGAAATTTTTGGACAAAATAACGCATTTAGAGTCAACAAAGACAAAAGATGTAGTTATACCCTTAAATGATGCGCGTGGGCTACGTGACGAGATTACTAAATTGTTATCGGACTATTATGCTCTTAATGAAAGCAATGGCAAGAAAGAAGAAGTAATCAAAGTAGAAATTAAAGGCGGCGGGTTCAAATGAGTAGAACACAACCAAAAGTCATATTAGAACATGTTGATAAAACGACATATAAGTGCGATCAGATTGTCGAAGCCAGCGGAATCTGGGCTGTGTTTTATGACGGTCAACCCATCAATTTAAAAAGTCAACATTATCTAGCGAACGAAGTTGCACCCAAATATAAGAAAACAAGTTTTAGCAATCCAGGACATGCTAGAAATCTCTGTCGCAAACTAAACACTCTTTTCAAAACAGATAAGTTTAGTGTGGTTTTCATGAACCAAGGACGACAGGTCTATCCAGATGAATAATCTAGATAAGATACAATTTACTAAATTATTATACCAGCATCTAATTGAAAAACTAGAACCTAATACAGATATCAATAAAATGTTTAAGCGTTATTGGTTTACCGGTCGCAGCACTAAAAATCTACGCCTAACAGAAGAAGGTAAAAATGCCTTTGATATGTTAGAATTAGAATTTTTTGAATTTCATTTGAACACTACAACCGACAGATTCAATTACCATGTAATAAACATTGGTAAAAAACTCAAGACACCTTTTTATATAGGTTTTAAAAACCGGTATTATAAGTCAGCATATATACGTATCTACGATAGCAAAGTTGCCATGCTTATAAATTTATATGGCAGTTTTGATGAATACCTAAATTCAATTAAAAAATGAAAAAACCTATAACATTGGTAGAGCATGAGGGGTTTAAAAAACTTAACATGCCCAATGAATTATATTCACACCTACTAACACATGCTTATTTGTATTTGCAGCCTAGCGGATGGTTTTGTGAATACCCTAGTGATGAAGAAGGTACTACTCCATGGTATACTTTTCCCGCTATAGCCTTTCTAAAAGATATTATTACGAGTTCATATAAAGTTCTAGAATATGGATCTGGGTACAGCACACTTTATTTTAAAAATAAAGTAAGTCATCTTGTAACTGTTGAACATAATCAAGAGTGGGCTGATAAATTACTATCTGAAAATCCACACCTAGATATTCATATCGTAAAAGAAAATAGTGGTGTGCATCCTGAAGCGCAAATCGTTTACGATAACTTTATCAATAATACGATTCAGGTCCGTACTGAATATTACGAACATGATCTAAAACATGGTTTAGTCAATGATGAGTTCGGCGGCTATTGTAGCATGATATACCAAGCTCCGGAAAAATTTTATGATATGGTTGTCATCGATGGTATGGCAAGACATTTATGTGCTTTGATGGCTGTTGAAAGTAATAGATTAAAAGATGATGGAATCATCATATTAGACAATAGCGACCGCTGGCATTATAACCCGATACAAAAATACTTGCATGATAAAGGTTATGGGCGTTTAGATTTTTGGGGTCCGGGCTGGAACAATCATCAAGCCTGGTGCACAAGTTTTTATAGCAGAAAATTTGCCATAAATAATAATAGACTGTTACGTATAGAAACGAACAGCCCTATTACAGTATGAGTGAAGAAAAGAAAAATCCAATCGCTGAAATACTAGCACGTAAGAAAGCGCAACAGCAAGGACACAAATCTGGATTTAACCCTACAGAGGGTAAAAACATGAAAAGCCAGGTTGGCAGCAAGGGTCCTAGCGTGATGCGTAAACAGGGTCGCGGTTCCTAAGTTACGTAAGTTATTGATTCTATTAGCCTTTTCCAGCAGGAAAATAAGGCTTGATTTTGGCTCCGTTTGGTGTTATCATATATCTATAGTTGATTAACGGAGCAAGATTATGACTACTGCGATTTACAACGAATTGACCCAGCAAGAAAAAAGCGAAGTTCGTATGTTCGGTTGTACTGTGGCGCAGATGCGCGAGGCAATTGAGGAAAGTTTGACTTTCCGTTTCGCAGGTCCTGCTATGATGGCTATGAGCCTGATGAGTGATGCACAGGAAGAAATTCTGCGCGAGTTGAACGAGGATGCGCGTCAGACTCTCAATCGTGCGAAATGGATTCTCTCGACCTACTGTATGCAGGAACGGGTTTGACTTTAAATTTTTATTTAAGTATAATCATAGCATATTATTTTGTCACGGAGATGATGTATGGCTAATAAATCGTTGACTCAGGTTGCTGATACTCTTGCCACGATTGGCTATGTGATTAGTATGGAAGGTGAAGATGTTAGTAGTGAGGATCTTTACTCCTACGCTACTGACCTTGAAAATGCTATCGCTGCTCTATTGAGTAAGGCGCAAGAGAAAGAAAATGAAAGCGTTTGATACAAAAACTGTTTCTGTAATTTTTGCCTATTTGTTAGGCATTTTAGCAGCTATTGCTCTTTTCAGCTATGTCGCATTCCCTTCGTAAAGGAGAGAAGATTACTGTAAGGTCAGAAAACGGTATGGGCGTAAACTGCCCTATCGTTGATTTTAACAGTAAAAAGTTGTGGGTGCGTTTCCCTACTAATCAAGTATTAGAGATGGATTGGAATGAAAAACGCGGCGAATATGTAGGTCGTATGGCACGACTTGAATTCACAGCCAGCCCTGACAACATTTAATATGTCTAAGAAATATTATTGCGATATTTACATTTATACGACTCCTCTGAACGCACAGATTTACCAAGGTAAGGTAGGTTCAGTAAGGCGAGAGGCTAACTCAGCCCAAGAAGCTGCTGAAATGCGCGTAGGTGAGCAGGTGACGGCGGCGGTTAGTGCTGACTCTCCTACTATCCTAGAAGTTATCGATGTCAGTGACATTTGTGAAACTGGAGACTTAAATACTAGCCTTCAAAATCTACGTCAACTTGAGAGTTTCATACACAAGAGACTAAAAAATGAGGGCATGTGGGTTCCTGCTAAAAATCGCAGCGAATGGTTCTTTGACCCTAAAAAAGAGTCTTTAGATAATATCGTAAAGGCGACACATCGCGCACTTAATGTTTTTAAATATGGTTCTGATGCGATATCAGATTTTCCAGCCTACGAATATCAAAATAAAATTGTGAATTGGGCATTTGATCAATTTAAGATAAAAGACGATATTTTGATTAATGCTATCATGCGTTCTGGTAAATGTTTTATCTCTTATGAGATTTCAAGGAAACTTAAAGCAAAAAACATTCTTGTAGTAACAGCCAAAACTAAAGTAAACGACAGTTGGGCAGAACTTTTGCCTAACGGCGAAAAGAGTCATGTCAATTACGCTAACTGGGTGTATCACGATTATAATCAATATAAGAAGAAAAATCTAAGTTTAGATAATATCAAGACCAATGTTGTATTTTGTAGTTTACAATATATCAACAAGCATTTTGATAATCCAACTGAACTATTAGAAGTCTTATTCAGTGTTGAGTGGGACATTATCATATATGACGAACAGCACTATGCGACGGATACTGATAATACAGAACGGTTGTGGAAGTCTTTAAACTTCAAAAAGAAACTTGAATTGAGTGGTACGCCCTATAAAACTATTTTGAGTGGCCGCTATAGTAAAGATTCTATATATAACTTTGATTATGTTGAAGAACAATTGATTCGCAAGACTGTCACAGGAGCACAAGCCGAAGATTTCAAATATCGTGCTGATATAAGTTATGCCATGGTGAATGTGCCTGACAGCATCAAGCAATATTTAGGAACAGATGGATTTACTTTTCCTAAACTTTTTGCTACTGAAAAGAATAACTTTAAGCACCAGGTAGCTGTAAATGAATTTTTACAGTTTGTGATCTCTACATTTAAAAATCCACCGCAAAAGTTTTTGAAGAATGCAGGAATGTTATCAAGGCATACGCTTTGGATCTTGCCAAACGATGTGGATGCTATCGATGCTCTATGTGCTTTATTGAAGGCTCATCCTTTCTTTGGCAAGCGCACGATCATCAATGCTAGTGGTAATCATGTAACTGAAATCCAAGAAGTCAAAAATCTCATCAAGTATGATAATGCCAATGATGGTTCAGGAACCATTGTTGTAACGTGCGGGCGTTTCCTTGAAGGTACTAGCGTACCTGAGTGGTGGAGCGTTCATCAGATGAATAATGATAAGAGTGCCGCCGATTATTTCCAAGGCAGCTTCCGTTGCAAGACTCCTGATAGCAAGAATAAGAAAGAAAGCGTAGTAGTGTTTGATTATGCACCCGAGCGTTTTATAAATGTAGTCTATCAATATTGTGAGCAGGTAAGCATAATTGAAAACAAACCTGTAGAAACTATTTTGTCGCAATGGTTAGCGGTAAGTGAAGTCTATGATTACATAGGTAATCAATGGAATATTATCGACGGCGAAGAAGTATCTACTAGATTCTTAAGCAATATTGCTAACCACATGGATAGAATCGGTAATGCTATTGATGAGTCAGGCATTGACGACAATATCGTAGACATGTTACAAGACAAGAAAAAAGAAGGGAAGACTACGGCTAAGACCGAATTAAATTCTAACAATATATTGGAAGGAAAAAATAAATTACGCCTAGGACAGAAAAAGAATCTATCTAAATCCGAAGAAAAGGTCTTAGAACAAACTGTATTGCGCATACGTTACGCTTTGCGACAGACTTTTAAATTGTTAGATTTAGCCTGGTCAGAAAACTTGACTATTACTTCAATAGACGATATCATTGACTATAAAGATATTTCTACTGTAGAACAAATTACTGGATTGTTGCCTAACGAGTGGGCACAATTAAAACCTGCATTAAATATCACTTCGGTCAATAGAGCGATCAAGCAATATAATGATTTCCAATAATATTAAAAAGCGTATCAAGCAACTTCAGTTGTATGATACGTTAGGTAATCAAACCATGCTGGATGAAGAATACATCCGTATCATGGTTGATCAAATACCTAAAACCGATCTATCTAATCCTAATACGACATATTGCGATCCGCAATGTGGTACTGGTACTATATTGTTGGTTCTCGCTGATATTTTAATGGATGCTCTTATTGACTGCATACCCGATGAAACCGACAGGCTAAATCATATTTTTACCAAACAACTTTTTGGTTATGATATCAATAAAGTTCAGATAAGCCTTGCCAAAAGTAATCTTAAAAAAGCTTTAGGCAATAGAGATGTTCTTCTAAACATAGAAGAAAAAAATTGTTTTACTTTACATAAATCATTCGACTATGTATTAAGTAATGTTGATTTTGATACTATGACGCACTTTGTACCTAAATTCAGGAGACAAAGCAAACTTTGTATCATCACTGGTCGTGCTAATAAGAACACCTATACACGTACCAACATTTTTCAATTGACGGCTTATCGTTCTTTGACTAAAACTAAAACACATACTCTTTTAGCACTCATGGTATTTGAGCCTACCAAGACACATAAAAAAGTTAAAATCATGAGCGATGGAGGATCGTTTTTAGTTGATAACCCTCCGTTTTTACCAGACCATGATATCAAAGCATATCGCTATGCTTTAGAAGTATTATCATTAAAGTTAGAGGGCTATCAAGCATATTATGGTAGTTATTATAGGACTCAATTAAGTGAACAAGAAGGAACCGTCCCCTTGATCTTTAATGTAGGGGAAAAGGATGAAGAAGGTTTCGGAGATATTATTAAAGTTGCCGAGTCTACAATAACAGAAAATGAGGGCGTTGGTAAGCATAAGGCGGTGATCAGCAAGAACGGAATTCATAAAGGCCAGAGCCCGGTAAAATATGCAGGTCCTGAGTATGGTACTGGTCATAATACCATCTGGATAAAAATCAAAAATAAAAAGGAATTCGATGAATTTTATAAGTATTATAACAATGAAGCAATCACCGCGTTGGTAAAAGCATTAAAGGCAACGACACCTTCAAATGGTACTACTCTTTGGAAACGCATTCCAAAATATGAGCATTACGATATCATCAAAAAGATTTATGACAAGCATTACAAATAAAAAGGTGTTAGATTACTATGATAACATTTGTAAAGAATGGAATTATACACCTAGTACTGACAAGTCTACAGGCTATGAACATGTTTATAATGACTTAAAAAAGTTAAGCAAAGAAGAGTGGAACAAGGCTGATGACGCAGGAAAGAAAAAAATACAGCAAGATGTATTTGACATTTATCGTAGCATAGGCACACTCCCTATCACTTACTTTTCGCTAGATGGCTGTGTAAAAGAATTATTAAATCTTAACAAAAAAGAATCAAAAATAGATCAAAACAAAACTTTATCTACTGGTAAAACAGCAGGACAGCAGTTTTGTAGATTCTGGTTTCCTAATATGCAGGAAGCTAAAACTTTTAACTACGATGAAGTCAGTCTACGTCATAGATTCAACAATGATAAAAAACTGAAGGCCGCCATTAAAATTTGCTATCAATATAGAAATGAGGGAGAGAATGCCGTCATGCCTAAAAGCATATTGAGGGCATTAGATTTGACTGGGGGCGGCACTATACAAAACTTCAAGCCTATGAATGCTAGGGCTATATTTGAATATATTTGTCCTACTATGTTCGGTTCCGTTCTTGACTTTAGTTCAGGTTATGGTGGCAGAATGCTGGGTGCTATGACGAGTCCCGTATTTAAATTTAACTATACAGGTATAGATCCTAATACAAAAACCTATAATGGTCTTGATGCATTAGGTAGTTTATTGGATGAGGCTGGGTTAGGCAGCGGTTATCAAATGAATAATTGTGGTAGCGAGGATTTCGTTCCGGAAAAAGGAAAGTATGATGCCGCGTTTAGTAGCCCACCGTATTTTAATTTAGAAATATATTGTGATGAACCGACCCAATGTATGAACAAGTATACTAATTTGGATGCATGGTTCGATCACTATGCCGAACCTACGATTCAGATGCTGCACAGAGGTCTAGTAAAGGACGGCATCTATGCCGTCAATATTGCCGATTACGATCAGTTTGCAATCACAGACCGTTGGATAGAAATCTCAGAAAAGTTAAATTTCAAGCACGTAGAAACAATCAAGATGATGTTGAACGTGCGTCCCGGAAAAGGCAATAATAAAAAACAAAAAGGATTTAAGCACGAAGGCGTATTCGTTTTTCGAAAAACCTAAAAAGTTAGAATGGCTCGGGGTCTTTTTCTCAATCGGGCATAAAAACACTAGAATTACAGATAGTGCGGCTGCGCTAAGTCATTGATTTATATGGAATTATAGTTGTTGACTTTGGGTACGTTTGGGCGCATAATATCTACATACTGAAACAACGGAGATACAGTATGTCTTATGTAGCGCAGGGTCTTGAGTACGACAACGAACCTAACGTTGACTTTACTGATCGTGATGAAGATATGGACCAACTTCAAGAAGAATTTGAGTCTATGCTCAAGTTTGACGAAGTTGACGATAGTGCTGACCCCTATCTTGTCTACAAACTGAACGACGAGATTGTGGGCTGGTACGATGCTGAAACACTCGTAGGTTATATCAAGTAACAATATAGGCCCCGCAGAAATGCGGGGCTTTCTTTGAGGTTGTTATGCCGCGTGTATCAAAAGTTCGTAAAGAGTATGACACGATGCTAGTGCTTAGTGCTAGTTGCGCTGCCTTTCGTGTCAACGATAACAAATATATCAAATACGATATTGAGAAAAATAATTTCGTCAACGACGATGGTACAGTTGTAGAATATGTCACCAATCGTCAGTTGACAGAAACATATATTGAGCAGCCTGAACATATCACTGATATTGATCGTGATATGGCAGAAAAGGTGCGTTCATATTGGAACGGTAAGACGTTCAAGTTGCTTACTGGCGAATACATGAGTGACTTTGAACGTAACATGCTGGCACTATTACAAAAGGAAACTGTCACAGAGGGCTATGATGTTGCTGTATTGGCAAGCGTACCAAATAGTTATTTGACTGGTATTGAGCGTGACGAGCGTGATCGCCGTGTAAAATATAGTCAAGGCGGTTATATTGGTACTGTTGGTGAGCGTATCAAAACACAGGTAGAAGTTTTGAAGTGTGTGTATAGCCAGAAATGGTTTACATATTTTGTGACTGGTATTACGTCAAGCGACCAGGCTGTGTTTTTCAGTTACAAGCAGGAAGTAACTATAGGCAGTGTGTTGAATATTGCTGGCACTGTCAAGCGTCAAGATAATAATCAAACTCAGTTGAATAGGGTGAAGGTTATCTAATGAAGAACCCGATATATTTTCTAGGTCATCAGGAGCGAGGCAATAGTGACAATGTGTATGCTATTGTTGAAGTACCTTGCGATAAGGAAATATACCCCGATTTGTTATTTGATCTAAAAGCGTTAGTCCTATATGGTAAACGCAATGGTAAATTGCGTTGTAAAACTATACCGTATTTGGACCGCAGCGATTACAGATATAGGGCTGTAATGGAACTTGAGTATATGGACAAATCGGACTTGTATAAAACTAAAAAGTTTGCTAAAGTAAGAGAGCAAATTGAGAAGCATCTAGTTTGGGCATTACTGAAGGCGTGATATGGTAGATATCAATAAGATTGTAGAGCAGGCAATACATGTCAATCGCTATAAGACGAATTATTTAGGTATAGTACGTGATGTTCCTAGCGATTTCAAGTATTTCTGTGTCCATCCTAATGGTCGCATCTGGGCTGCTTACTGTACATATTATCGCTATGAATGGGATAATAATCACCGTCACAAACAGATTGATACTGTGATATTAGTCCATGGTAGCCCGGACAGGGGTTATAAGTATCAAGTAGGTTGTGTACCTAACAAGATCCATGATTATAAAAGTCGTCGATCCAGAGATGGGTATTTTTTGTATAAGGGCAATGATATACGTGACAAGTACCCAGAAGTATGCGGAACTATTGACAAGATTTTGATGTGGATGGAGCTAAACAAATGAGCATGGCATATTGGATTCATAAGTTGAACGAGAGTGACAGCCGCCTTCACAAAGAAGATGTCATCAAGCAAGCCTATGAGATGGCAGTGCTTGATAATGAAAGTTGTAAACTGTTTTTACATTTTGTTTATGCTGCCTACAATCCTTATATCACATATGGTTTGCGACAAGTGCCCGAGATTGAAGAGGGCATCACTGGTCGTGAAAATCCTTGGGGTGAGTTTGACGACCTGTTAGCTGATTTGTGTAATCGTGAAATCACAGGTAACGAAGCCCGTGATCGTGTTCAGGCTATGGCTGATCGTTTTGACAGTGATGAGTGGAATAACTTTTGTCGCAATGTCATTCGCAAGGATTTGCGTTGCGGTATCAGTGACAAGACCTTCAACAAGGTTGTCAAGAAATCACAGTACGAAATTCCTATCTTTGGTTGTCAGTTAGCAACCAACTGTGAGGGTCGCCCCGAGATGAGTGGCATCAAGCGTCTTGAGCCTAAACTTGATGGCGTGCGTGTATTGCTGCATGTTAGAGGCAGTGCGGCTAGCACTTGCTATAGCCGCAATGGTAAAGTGTTTGATAACTTTGGTCATATCCAACGACAAGTTGAAAAGAACTTTCATAAGTTGGTTGCTGCCAATGGTGATCGTACATTGAAGTATGGCTTTTGGCTTGATGGTGAAGTCACTGGTCGCACCTTCCAAGAATTGATGCGACAGGCAAGACGCAAGGAAGATGTTGACGCTGATGATAGTGTGTTCAATGTGTTCGATATCATCCCTGCCGATGATTGGACTCGTGGTTTCTGGAACGCACAACTACACAAGCGTATTGATATTCTTGAAAAGTTGCGTCCTATCATTGATGATATGCCCAACGTAGAATTATTGCCGCATATCAAGGTTGACTTGAATAGCGTTGAAGGTCAGAACCAACTCAAGCGTTATGCTAACGATATGGTTGTCGCAGGCTTTGAAGGCATCATGATCAAAGAACTGAACGCTCCATATGAATGTAAGCGTAATACAAGTTGGCTAAAGTGGAAGCCCACGATTACAGTTGATTTGACTGTAGTAAATATAGAAGAGGGCACGGGAAGGAATAGTGGCCGTCTTGGTGCTCTAGTTTGCGAGGGCGTAGACGATGGAAAAACTATTCGTGTCAATGTTGGCAGTGGTTATAGCGACAGTGATAGGGACGACTACTGGACTAATAGTAATGTGGTTATTGGACGGACTGCCGAAGTCCTTGCCGATGCAATAACGCAGAACCAAGATGGTAGCTATAGTCTTAGGTTTCCCCGTTTCGTTAGATTTCGTGACGATAAGTGATATAATAAATGTAGGAGAATATTATGCAATTCAAGCGTATTGAGTACCACACCGTTCATAGCCATTTTACCTATGACATCCCCGATGAGGATATCATTGAGAAGTTTGGAAGCATTGATCGTTTTAAAGAAATTGTAAGTCACATGAATAGCACTGATGACTGGGACTCTGAACCTTTTGGTGAAGCACCTAGTGATGAAGAATTAGATGCTTTTGTAGAATTCCCTGAGAATTATAATTATGACCGTGAGGATGATTGGTTTAGTGATCGTAAGGGCGGTTATGATATCAGTTATGAGATTGATAATGAGCAGGAACTAGACGATTGAGACAAGATTTAGTTGGACAAAAATATGTTTTCGGTGACGGAGACTGGCTAGAAGTCATGCAAATAAAATGGCGAGGTGATGAAGATTACCTCGTTACATACCATGTCCAGCAAGGTCCAGGTATACCACGCAAATTGGTCATGAGTCTACAAGAATTTTTAGGCACATATGGCTACTTGTTCGGAGAAGGTGAGCCTCCTGAACCTAGACAATAATATACGTTTATACAGGTTCTAGTTACTATAAATATTATAATGCCAACATTATTTAGGAAGATATTTAGCCTCAGCACCTTAGCACTAATTACCGCGCTAACTCTTAGCGGCATAGCGGCTTGGTACAGTGTTGTAGGCTTGACTGCTATATTCGCCGCAGCAGTAATACCCATCATTATAATGGGCGCAAGCCTTGAAATTGCCAAGGTCGTCACGACCGTATGGCTACATAGATATTGGGACAAGTGCAGATGGGCAATGAAAACTTATCTGACTGGTGCTGTCATAGTCCTTGCACTTGTAACAAGCATGGGTATTTTTGGCTTCCTGTCAAAAGCACACATGGATCAAGGAATACCTACTGGCGACGTTGCTGCACAAATACAGTTATTTGATGATAAGATTGCAATACAAAAAGAGTTGATCCTTAGTGAGCGTCAGAATATTGAAGCCGCACGTAAAACATTGAGTCAGATGGATGCTCAGTTGACTGCCAGACTTGATCGCGGTGATAGCGAGGCTAGCGTAGAAAGAGCGGTACAGATACGCGCACAGCAACGTAGAGAGCGTAACTCACTCAATAGTGAGATTGCTGCCGCGCAGAAACGTATCGAAGCCAGCAATGCCGAAATACAAAAAATCAATATAGAAAAGGCTCCAATCGCTAGTAAGTATCGCCAGATAGAGGCAGAAGTTGGTCCAATCAAATATATCGCTGCATTGATTTACGGCGACAATCCAGACACGGCAACATTAGAACGTGCTGTGCGTTGGGTTATCATACTACTCATTTTCGTATTCGACCCATTAGCATTGATGCTAGTTATCGCTGCTATCAGCAGTTACAAATGGGAATTTGAAAAGAAGGAAGAAAAGAAGATAGAAAAATTTGTAGATACAGGAAGTGACGGATATCTGCCTTTAGATGACAGCGAAAAAGAAAGCAGAGCTACTCCTGTAATGGATCCTTTAAAGGAACCAGAACCTACAGCGGCTAATTTTGAAATGACCGCAGACGGCGGCATAGTGAAGAAAGAGCAGGTAAATCCTGTAAAAAAAAAGTTAAAAGAAAAGCTGTCACTAAGCAATCTCAAAAACCTAAAGTTGCCAAAATTCGATCTAATAAAACTAGAAAGATTAAAAAAACTGAATCTAGAAAAAATTACAAAAAGGTCAAATTTGAACCTAAAAGAAAAATTAAATTGGCAAAACCTAACGGACTGGCAGAAAAGCCCGACGTTAAAGTTGTTCCAGCGATTGAAAAACAAACTAAAGAAATAATCACTGAAGGTGTAACCCCTGTACACGATAAAGGTGGTGGCTACGTTGAATTTGAACAAAGACTATTTCAACGTAACGCACTAAAGGAACTACGCCCAGACCTATTTTCAATAAAAGCAGATTCAGCAGGCAATTACCAAATTAGTAGCAATTTCGGTACAACATTTCCTAAAATAGCCGCTAAGGGCGATATATTTGTACGTGTCGATGTCAATCCAAATCGCGTATATAAATTTGATGGTAATAAATGGATTGAAATCAACAAAGCGTCTACCCAAAGTTACCTTTATGACCAAGAGTATATCAAGTTTCTAGTAGAAAAAATTGGTTCGGGTGAATACGATTTGGATAGTTTAAGTGACGCAGAACGTGCTGAGATTGAAAGTTATCTAAAAGGTAACCAAAATACTTGACCTAAATAATAGACACTAGTATACTTATAATACGTTCTACAACTATGGAGTAACGTGTTATGAAGAGTAAGTTGATTATGGCTAGTGTTTTGCTGACTTTGGGCGCTTGTGCTACAGGTCCAGCAAGGGTTGACACCGTTCGTGAAGAAGAACTCAGTACCGACTTTGTTGCTGAGGGTCTTAAGGTAACCAGCAAAAATTGCGGTGCAATCGGTAAGATGTTTGGTCGTACTTGTGAGATTGTAGCGATTGAATCTACTAGTACAGCACCCAGCAATGGCGGAACTACTAATAACCGCAAGAATGCAATGGATGCTGCCTGTAGTTATGCAATGGCTAACGTAGCGCATTGGATGGGCGAACGCACACAAAGTTTCCGTACTGTTGAAAGGGTTGGTAATAGCAAGGAATTGTCTGAAAGCCAAGAAACTGAAAACAGTGATCGTGATGTTGGTCGCACAGAGTCTAGCAATCGTCAAAATAGTAACGACACCAATGTTGTTGTCACTAATACTGTGAGACGTTCAAGCGAACGATTCTTGCAGGGTTGGCAGCCTGTCAGACAGGATGTTGTTGGCAAGCAGGAAGTAAGTTGCACTATGGGTTGGACTCGCAAGAATACTGACCTAATGATGCAGGCTCGCGGTCTGTAATTGTGAAGGCATTATCAGCAATTATATTCGGTTTGGTTAGTAGCCTCGCGGTTGCTAGCCAAACCGTTATTGTTGAGGGTAACGGTGTCACTAAAGACAAGGCAAAAGATGATGCTTTTAGTAAAGCATCACAACAGTATTGTGGCGTGGCAGTGTTAAGTGATAAAAAACTTAAAGACTATGAAATGCGCGATACTAGGATATCAGTTTATAGTTCCTGTAGAGTTACTAAGGCTATAGTGCTTGATGAAAGTAATAGCAACAACGGATACACAGTATCAATGCAAATTACTTTAGAGCAAGCAAATCAAAGTAAGCGATTGTTTAATCAATCAGAAATTTATAATCAGTTTAATAAGGATGATTTACAATCGACTGTAAAATCATATCAATCTGAAAAGCAATACGGGGATAGGTTCATCGAACAGGTCATGGATGATTTTCCATATCATGCTTTTGAACTTCTAGAGTATAGAAAGCCTTATATTACTGAAGATGATGGACGCAGGTTGTATGTTGTTGTTCCTTATGCTGTAATCTGGAATAAGGAATTTTTAGACGCGATGGAATCTACACTAAAAAAGTTTAGTGTAAAGAAGAAATGGTATCAACAGTATAATGAAGTACCTGGAATCCCCATCAGGTTTTATAAAAAAGCAGACTGGGATTTTGTTCAGTATAATTTAACTGATACCTTAAGATACGATATCATTGCTATGAAGATGCGTGATAGCAATGAGCCACATGTCAAGGCTACTATCTACGATATCAATGACAAAGTTTTGCAATCAACTTGTGCTAAACTAGTAGATGAAGAAAATAGAACTATGTATCAGATAGGCTATCCATATGATGCCATGTCTATCAATAGTAACATGGTTGCAAAAAATTATGTTACTATGCAGATTAATGCTAAAACTACAATTAACAACATTGTTGTGGAACTGGTTTCTAAAAAAGATTGTAAAAATTGATAGCATTTACATTTTAATTAAATAACTTTATGTCAGAAGAAAAACATTTAAGCCACTGTTCTTTTTGCGGTGAGCATAAGGATAAAAGAAAAAAATTGATAGTGTCTGGTGATGTTGCGATATGCGATCATTGCTCAACTCTTTGTCATGACCTTATTGTACGTGACGTAAAACCTGAAGATGAGGAGAAGGCTAAAGAGCCTAGTCTTAAGCAGGTTGATGCTATCCAAATTAAGAATTATTTAGATGATTACATCGTAGGGCAAGAGCAGGCTAAAATCGTTCTTAGCGTTGCAATCGCTAATCATTATAAGCGAATCATCAATCCTCCACCTGATTTTGAAATACAAAAGGGTAATGTGTTATTGATGGGTCCTACAGGATCAGGCAAAACATTGCTAGCTAAAATGGCTGCAAAATTTCTTAATGTTCCCTTCGTGATCGCTGATGCTACTAGCCTAACTGAAGCTGGATATGTCGGCGATGACGTTGAAAGCATGATCAGTATGTTATTACATGCCGCAGGAGGCGATGTCAAACTCGCTGAAAAGGGAATCGTCTTTATCGACGAGATTGATAAAATCGCACGTAAAAGCGAAAGCACTAGCATCACCCGTGACGTTTCGGGTGAGGGCGTGCAACAAGCACTACTCAAGTTGGTAGAAGGAACCGTATGTAGAATACCCGCCCAAGGTGGTCGTAAACATCCTAGTGGCGATATGATAACTGTCAATACCAAAAATATATTATTCATTGCCGGCGGCGCGTTTGTAGGATTAAATGATATAATCCGCAATAGACTTAAAGGTACAAATATAGGGTTCTCGGCTGATATTAAAAGCACCACCACTGAAACAAATCTAGATCAGACCACACCCGATGATCTAACTAAATTCGGTCTGATTCCTGAATTTATAGGGCGTTTTGCTACTACAATTTCTGTCAAGGATCTAGAAGAAAAGCAATTAGTAGAAATATTGACAAAAGTAAAAAATAACTATATAGACCAATATAAGTATTTGTTTAGTTTAGACGATGTTGAATTGGTATTCAGTAAAGATGCTATACAGCAATTAGCAAAAAATTGTCTACAACTCAAAACAGGTGCTAGAGGACTACAGACTGAAATCGAAAAATGTTTGCTTCCGCATATGTTTAATGTGAGCAAATACAAGAAGAAAGGCGTTAAAGAGATAAATATTAGTCAGGAACTAGTAATTAATCCTAAACATTTATGAATTTAAGCGGAAGAAAAGTTATAGTAAAAGACGGGAACGTAGAGAAGGCACTTAGAAAATTTAAAAAGAAGGTGTCCGAATCCGGCTTGCTCCTTGACTTACAAAAAAGAGAGCGTTACACAAAACCAAGCGTAGAAAAGAAATTAGCCCGTAGCATGGCTAAGAAACGCTGGCAAAAACAATTAGCCCAGCAAAACGCATTCACCCATAAAAAGTAATATCTTTTGCATAATCCAGTATAATAAATACTTGATACAGATGCCGATGGTCGGGTCTGTATTAGTCATAAACTTGCTTATAAAAGGAGAAATAATATGACAAACACATTAACATTACGTTCCTTTGACGTTCCGTCAATTCACAAATTCGCAGTTGGTTTTGATAATGTTTTCAATGAACTAAACCGAATTTCAGCACAACAGGGAAATCAAAATTATCCTCCCTATAACATTGTCAAGTACAGTGACGATAAGTTCGTTATTGAGTTGGCAGTTGCTGGTTTCCGTGAGGGCGATGTCAACATCACTGTTGATAACAATGTTCTTACTATTGAAGGTGATCAAATTCGCAATCTTGAAGAACTTGATGTAGATACTGAAATCACATATGTACATCAAGGAATCAGTGCGCGTAACTTCACTCGCACCTTTACTCTTGCTGATCACGTTGAAGTGGTTGATGCTAAGAGCGTGAATGGTATATTGTCAATCACACTTGAGCGCAAAGTTCCAGAAGAATTGAAGCCCAAGAAGATTGCAATCGCATACAATAAATAATATAATAGTAAGATAAAATGTTCGCGGTCAATAAGTTTTATTCAGTTCTTGCCTGCGGGGCGTCTGAATTTAAGTTCTAGAAGATAAACACAGAACAAACTATTGACCGCGAACAATCTAACGAGGATATAATATGGGAAACAAGACAGAAATCAAGCAAAAGATTAAGCCTAACCTTACTCTTCAGGAACCGCCTCTTTTTAAGATAATTTATATCAATGATGATGTTACAAGCATGGAATTTGTTGTGACTTCATTGATCACATATTTTAACTATAATCAAGATACAGCAAGTTCTATCACTATAAACATTCATGAAAAGGGTAGTGCTGTAGTCGCTGTTCTTCCATATGAGATTGCTGAACAAAAAGGTATTGAGGTAACACTTGATGCAAGGGCACAAGGTTATCCATTACAAGTTAAAGTTGAAGCTGAGAAAGCTTAAACGATAAAACGTTTAGGCCAATAAGGTCTTTTTTTATAATAGGGGTTGTTGATATATTTCACAGCCCCTATTACCGTATCTGTAAAGGATTCGACGCCGCCGAATATCCAATGAGTTATCTTCATCTCAGTGTCGGACATCAAACAATAATCAGGATAGATATGATCCTCTACGTGATCAGGTATTTTACCAAAATACAATTGGCGTCGAGGTATACAAGACGTTACGATAATTATTTTTTTAACGTCTAAATGTGTTTGTAATTTACTTACGCTTTTATTAAGGTAAGCAATATCATTTAATCGATGTCTAACTAATTCTGAATCGATGTCGTCCGGATTGTCAGCATTATAACAATTGGCACCGACAATTGCTATGCCATCTATTATCACAACATGCTGATATAGTAATGCAACCTTAGGAAGCTTTTTACACAATACCGATATCTCCTTGGTACGAACGTCATAATCATGACCTTTATATTCAAGGAGACCCGGTATGTATAATATGCCTTGATAGAATTTATTTAAATGACTTAAAGTCTGATATATCGTCCTTAAATCATTACTGATATTACCTGCTATTATGCAGTATAGGCTTGTTGGTTTTCCTTCCCAATCAAAACTATCTTCGGGTTCTAAATTAAGATCCCCGATAATATCAAATCCTATGTCTACCATTTAAAGTATTAGGCTTTCTTTACTTTCTTAACAGCAGCCTTTGCCTTACCTGCAGCCTTCTTGGCTCCAGCCTTGGCCTTCTTGCCTGCTTCTTTAACGTCAGCGACATCAACCTTGCCGTCTTTGTTTAAGTCGGCAGCAGCCTTTGCTACTGATACTGCCTTATCAACGGCAGCCTTTGCTTCTAGAGTATCGATCTTTCCATCGTCGTTTGAGTCGAGCTTGTTATCGCGGTTTACCCACCAAATGAATGCACCGAGTGCGACTAATGCTAATAATAACCATAACATATATGTTTCTCCTAAAATTATATTTACTACCAAAATATAATACTATTATTTTTTATAAGTTAAATACGGATATGCGCTTTAGAGACCTTAAAAAGCTCATGGATGAGCCGCTTCCCGGGAAGAGTTTACAGCGTAGCAAGCCATATCGACCCAAAATGAAGGAAGTAAAAGCACTTTTTAGGCTAATAAACCGTGAAATATTCTATAATCGATTACCTATGCCCAAATTTGTTTTATGTAGATTATATGATGCTATAGGTATGTGTAGCGGGGCAGAGGGTCCTATACGCAAGACTAAAAGTTACTGTACCATACATCTAGCAGATCGTTATTATTGCCGTCAATGGTTTATATCTACATTAGCACATGAAATGGTACATCAGTACCAATGGGATGTTTACAGCAATATTCGCGTACAAAGAGGATTGCCTAGACATATGAGCCATGGTCCTACATTTTATATTTGGCGTAAAAAGTTAGCAAAATATGGTATCGCACTTAAACAAAACACATTAAAAGACCATCACTGGTTTAAGAAACAGGACGTTACCCAAGTTTAAACTAAATACTATATTATGCGCGATTTATTAGACACCATAACTGTTCTTTCTGAAAGTACCGGTCTTGCTGGAAGGAAGCCGGGAGATAAATTTAAAAATGCTAACGGCGACGAGATAGTTTTCAACAATATTGAATTTTATCCTCGCGAGGGCGGGAAATTTGAACAATCTCAACTAGAAGCATTATTAAGACAATTAGCAAATGTAAAATGGCAAAACAATAAAACTAACAAGACCGGCGGTGTAGCTGTAGCGACATTCAACACTAGTGATGGTGAGATTCAATATGGGTTTTTTAAAGATAATATAAAACCTGATCCAACAAGTAATTATATACCTAATGAAGTTGCTGGTTATAGATTTGCCGGTAGAGCTGCTGAAAAAATACAATCGGAACTTACTCCGCAAGATTTATTAACAAAGCGAGATAATCTAACTAGCGCAGATATAATTGCTCAACTAGAAGAAAATCCTAAATTAGGACCGAACAATTCGTTGACTATTCTTGCTAAACGCATAGCACAGGGTGAGAAATTTCCCATTCGTTTTGATATACCGCAAGGAGTTAGTTTTACTGGATTCAGAGATTACTTCTGTGAGATATTACAACCAATGGCATTGCAAGTTGGTTCATACACAGGTAATGCAGGCGAAGCAGCAGAAATCTTTCTAGGTGGTAGTTTCGCTGGCACATTGATATCATTCGACAGCGCGAAGAACGCAGGTCTTAGCGATAGCATATTGACTAGTAATGAAGGCAAGACTGTCAAGGTCAGCACTAAAGGCGGCAAAGGTGCGCAAGCAAGTGCTAAAAATCTTATAGATAGCGTAAATGAGTTGAACGAGACGCCTGCTGGTAGAAAACTAATAAAAAATTATAAAGATAGTATTGATTTGATGCGCGAAATACAAAATCAAGGTCAAGTGAAAGCGCCATTATATCTTGGTGTGAAGTATGATATCATCACGCAAGATGAAGCTGATACTATTTTGAGATTGCGTAATACGAAGCCTATAAACCTAAAAGATATCGACAAAATGAATTTAGGTAAAAATTTGACTAAACTTGCAAAAGGTCGTGATACTGATAATCCAGAAAGTGTCAATCTCTTTTATCACTTATTGGCAAGTGTTGCTACACTGGCAGCAATCGAAGTCAATGACAAAACAGATTTTAGCAAGGCTGCATCTGAAATATTAAACAACGGTGCATTAGTTCAGGTATATACAAAAGCAAAACAAGATAAGGATAGTTGGGTATTGCAAAGTTTTGATACTGTATATCCCGGCGAAAGCATCAAAGGTGTCTATCTATCAGCAAGCAAAAACTATTTTAGCACAGGTATAAAAGGTAACTTTACATTTAAGATCGATAGAGGCACAGGTAAACCAAAAGAAGATAATAGCGAACCAAGCGCCAAGAAAACTACACCCGATATTAATTTAGCCAAAGCAGCAAAACAAATTGCACAGGGTACAAGTAAGCCAATCAGCATGAAGCCAAAATCTGATAAGGGTGTAGGCAGACAAAAAAGAAAATAACCGTTCTGGTTGATTTTACTAATTACAACAGCTATAATTGTTTTTATTTTATAGGAGTTACTATGAGCCTTGTACCTATTGTTTTAGAACAGACTAGCCGCGGTGAGCGCAGTTATGATATCTACAGTCGTTTGTTGCGCGACCGTGTAATCTTGCTTGAAGGCGAGGTTCATGATCAGATGGCAAATCTGATTGTCGCTCAGTTGCTTTACCTTGAGAGCGAAAATCCTGAAAAGGATATTAGCCTGTACATCAACAGCCCAGGTGGTAGCGTAACTGCTGGTATGGCTATCTATGATGCTATGCAATTTATCAGCCCAGACGTTACAACGATTGTAATGGGTCAGGCATGTAGCATGGGTAGTTTGCTTGCTCAAGCAGGTGCCAAGGGTAAGCGTATGATTCTTCCAAATGCTCGTCACATGATTCACCAGCCAAGCGGCGGTGCGCGTGGTCAAGCAACTGATATGGAAATTCAAGTGCGTGAGATTCTTGAAATGAAAAAGAACCTAACCAATATCTATGTCAAGCACAACAGCGTAGGCAAAACCTATGAGGAACTTGCTAAGGACATGGAACGTGACTTCTTTATGTCAGCACAACAGGCATTAGACTACGGTCTAGTTGACAGTGTACTAGAAAAACGCCCCAAATCCGAGTAAAATAATAACCCTAATAAAATCAATAACTTACACACCCACGTAAGTTATTGATTTCCAATGGTTTTTCTGGTAAAATAGTGGATAAAAAGGCTTGACTTTGGGTTGAAAAACCCGTATAATAGAATCTTAGACAGTTGATTAAA